GTCTTCTTCATCTAATCGATGATCCAAGGACAAAGATTTTGTCCTTCCAAGGCCTTGATTATTTAATTGATCAAAGGCACTTGGACCTGAAGATTCGTCAGAGTCCTAACAAAACAGTGAAATGTCGATTTAGGGAATGGAAAGTGGATAAGAAGGGCTTCTATAAGAAGAAGTACCCGACTATTCTCCACTTCTGTTCCGCATTTGGTATTCCACTAGACACTATCAATGGGATCTATCCAATGAAGTTTTCGAACTTCCGGGTAGTATCCCATGCCCTCAAACTCTCTTGGGCAATATTCCTGACTCTGAAAATGTTCAAACTCCGCGGAGACCTCCAATTTAGACAACGTGTCCGAAAAGGAGACTTCAAGGTTCTAGATCAGAACCTTTTAGCAAAGTTGTTCATTCACAACTATCACAAGTTGAAAGACTGTGAAGACGAAAAGTCAGTAATTAAGTTGCTCAAGAATTCTCTATGTACTATGGTTAGCCTTGCTATGGACCAGGATGAGTTACCTGAAGGGGATTGGTACAATTACTTTCCGGAAGAGATTTTTAGTCAAATCCAGAAGAAATTGTCCACGGACACATTCGTCCGTCTCACTTTCAGTTGCCTTCAATCCAAGGTCTTATGTCAGGAGGTACCTGAGGAATTCGTGTTGGACGCTTTAATTAAGCACCGAAATCAGCTCTCTTCGCCGCACCGAGGTCTCTCTACAGAGACCCTACGGTGTTTAACGGAGAGGGGCCGAAAGTTCGGTAAACTTGTTCGAAAGTACTACAAACCCAATAAGGGTTTTTTTCCTTCGAATAAAGCAACCTTCCAGTTTCCTCGTAACATGGGAGGGGTTAAAGGAGATTTGGTTTATAACAATCGTTTCGGGAACTCCGTAGTGGAGGACCCTGATGATCGTATGGAACCCTTCGTGGTCGGCCTATTTGGCCAGCCAGGAATGGGGAAGTCTTCTCGTATTAATGAGTTGATTTCTTATTTCCGAACCTTTTTTCCTTCTCTCCCTAATTCCCAGTTAGTGTACCAACGTACTTGTCATGTAGATCATTGGGATGGCTACAACGGGCAACCCATCGTCATCTTTGACGATTTGGGTCAGGCGACAGATGGTTCTGATATCAAAGAATTTCAGACCCTCGTTTCCTGTTGTCCTTATGTGCTTCCCATGGCTGATTTATCAGAGAAAGGTCAAAAATTCCAATCTCCAATAATCATTGCCACATCTAATCTCAAGTATGGTATGCCCTTGATGCACGTTTATAAAGATACTCCTATCATCGATGATGCTTCCTTTTGGAGGCGTTTTCATGTTCCATTGTTGGTCGAGTTCCGTGAGTTATACTCACTGCGGACAGAACCATCCTGGATAAGACAGGAGAATTGTCTTTTGAAATCTAGACTAAGTGATAAGTTTAAGCTGTCGGTAACGGCAGACAAATTCTTTCAACGAAAACCGGATTTCGATCAGCATGGAGACTCCTGTAATTGGGAGCCTTTTACTGATTTACGTGTTCTAAAGGACATATTTCGACTACGCAAAGCTTACCACGAAAATATTCGCAACACCTGGACTCAAAAAGTAATCGAGGAGGACACCAATAGTAACGTT